GTTGTGGTATACCGGTTGTTTGTACCATGGTTATTGAATAACCACCATAAACATTTGCCCCTGAAAGATGTGAAACTGCCTCAGTATTACTGGGAACCGTTCCTCTAAATTGAGCATTTGTTCCTCGTACTAATCCAGTTAAAGTATTTGTTGCGTTTCCAGTGTATCTAATAACTTCATTTTTATAATGAGAATCTCCTGCCGCACCAGTAGTTTGTACTTTTTCAACTACAATCCATCCAGATGGAGGAAATGCAGATGAATCAGTGAGAATTAAAGATGTAGCGTTGGCTGTAATATCTCCATTTAAAGTAGTGGATAATTCTAATCTAGCAACACTTACTCCACCTACTGGAGATTTAACTGCAGTGAATCTAACAATATCCTCATCCGATCTAGCACTAAAAGGTTCTGAAACTGTTACTTGTTTAGAAGCCGCTGCCATTGTAAATGGATTTTTTGGTAAAATATCTTGAGTACCAAACTCAGTTCTTGCTGGTCGCGCTTGATCTAAACCCTGAGGATCAGATACAAATGGTTTTGGGTTAAGTTGTGGTTGCTTGGGTTCGAATTCTGAATAATGAACAAAAGCTCCATTCCATTCTGTAACCATTTGTCTCCATGGATATGCTAATCCACTTCTGTCTGAAATTGCTAGTGCGTATTTTCCTTTTGCAAATTTTGCCATTACTTCCAACCTTTCTTAGCTAGTTTAGGCTTTCCTTTAATTACAAGCCCACCTTTTTTTAACCAATGTTTTCTAGGCGGTTGTTTTTTATCTTCTTTAGGATTGCCTTCTTTGTCAACTAACCAATGTTTTTTAGGTGGCTGTTCTATAGCTTTTTTAGGATTGCCTTCTTTGTCAACTATCCAATGTTTTTCAGTCATAATTAAATACTCGGGTAATAAGTTTTAGGAGAAATATAAACACTCGCTGGAGAGCCGTCCTCTTGAAGTGCTCTGTTTAGTTCATCCTCATAAATTAATTTCATTTCTTGTGTTCTCTGTGGAGCTTTTTTCATCGACATGTAAAAAGATAAGCCCGCACACATTGCCGGGACAAATCTATTAACTATATCAGCTTCATTAGTATAGGCCCCTGCATCTTGAATTCTTTTTACATAATAGAAATACATAAAGTCACCATTCTGAGTACTACCTGGGGTTAAATATAAAGTAACTGTAGTTCTATCTATAAATCTTTGAACCCAATATTGAGAGGGTTGCCCTGTTGCTATTTTATTTGAAAAAGCAGAATACTGTGATCTATTTACTTTTGATAAAGGAGTATCTACATTTGAAGTTGTTCTAAAACTTGACTCAAGAATATCTGAGCACATCTCTGCAATATTTGTAACTGTGTCTGCAGAAGAATGACTCGCTGCTGTTGTACTATCAATTCCTCTATTTGCAGTTGAAGAAACGATTAAATTTAAACTTGAAATAGAAGAATATTTTATAACTTCAGAATTAATTCTAATTTTTCCAGAAGAAGGCATCTGGGCCACGGAAGCAACTGGAATAGTTAAAGCCGTTGCATTAATTCCAGCTGTTAATGTAGTTGTGATTCCATCAGAGTCTCCATCGGTTGTTGAACGATAGATAACATAATTATTTTGATCTGTTGCTAATGTAAATGCGTGTTCAGCTATTTCCCAAAAGTGTACACCTCTATTGTCCCACTCCTGAAATAAAATATTTAATGATCTTCTAGCTGATCTTAAATCATTTCCAGAATAATCAAAAAATCCTAATCTTTCAAAAGACTCAGTAATAATTTCATCTATCGAGAATGTCTTCTCGAATGTAGTTGTGCCAGAAAAAGCCACTTAGTCCTCCTAGTTGCTACTTCCACCACTATGAAAAACTGTCGCTGCTACAACGTGTTCCGTAGTGAAGGCTGTGTAAACTCCACCTTTACATAAAATCGGTTGCGGAAAATTTATTGTAATCCCTTCAGCTATAGCAGGGGTCTTACATCTAAACATTACTGTACCAGTGGAATTTTCATTATGGATAGAAAAATTTCCAGCAGTTGTATGACTGTCTAGATAAACTCCATAAACTCTTGTTCTTCCTACTTGCACGGTAGTGCCTTCAGTATTTATATAACTGGCCTGTATATTTGGCGATTGAATCGTCATAATTTGTATCTCCTATTCTTGTAAGCTCCCGAAGGAGCTCACAAAATTTATTTATCTATTAACTCCAAGGGGTAACCATTGTGCCGTTACCATTTAAAGCGCAGTGGATAAGCCAAACGCCATCCGCAGCCGCTCTACAATAAACTATTGAACCGCCGAGTCCACCTCGTGTACTACCGTCCAAAGTTAAAGTATCAGCTCCTGCCGCATTAAATCCTTCCATAGAATTATCTCCAGTATCAACATACTGAGCAGTTCCTTGAAATACATCAGCATTACTTCTACCTGCTGCAGTTCCTGCATTCAAAGTAAAAGTTTCACCTGATAGATTTGCCGTTAACAGAAATGTGATTTCATATCCAACTCTGTTAAGAGAGTTTGGATCATCTGATCCTGCTACATTAGCTGTAGTTGTAGTTATGATTTCAGGTAGGTTGAAAACAACTGTGTTGTTTGCCAGTTGTACTACTTTGCCTTGATACAAATCGATGCCAGTTATATTCGTGCCACCATCAACAGTACCTGCTCCTATTGTCCCTGTCGCCATGTCTGGACCTGATCCTAAGAATCCTCTTAAAGATCTTATTGGTCCACTAAACGTTGTTCTTGCCATTTTATTCTCCTAGTTTGTAGGATATCGTCTCTAGGCCGTCGACTATACGCGTCGATATCCAATTAATAATTGTATAGTAATTTGTTTATAGCTTAATTTTTGATTGAGTGCAAGAGATCCTACGGCAAAAGTACGATTTCAGCGATGTGGCGTTTATTTAAGTGGCCACAGAAACTTCGGGTGCTGAATTACTGATCTTAATTTCTCTGTCAGCAATTTTGAACTCTTCAGCTTTGATCTGGGTGATGATAGATCTAATCTTTTCATCAATCTCGACCATATTAAGAGTATATTTTCCATGTTGATTATACTCATACTGCCACCCTAACTCCAAGGACCTCTTTTGTTTGTATAGGTCTTCGGTCATGACTAACCTCCTCATAGGTTATTCTGTTAGGAACATCTCTAAACATTCCCGATGATTCCCACTTTACACTTTTTTCTCCTAATTTGTCAACAATAGATTTTTCAATAGATTCGCGATTATCTTCAGCTGAAATTTGAAATTTAGCGTGATAATCATATGCCCAGATGTGTACAAGATATTCCTTCATTTATTCTTTCTATTTGTAAATTGTGGCGGAACTATGTCCCGCCACAAAATATTATTTTATATTAAGCACCTTGAACGCCAAAGATACCTCTATAGTCGGATACACCAAATCTGTATCTTTCTCTAGCTTTGTATCTTACGTTGCCAGTATCGAAATCACCTTCCATCGCTGTTTTGATGGGAGTTCTCTCGAAGTACTTCATTCCATTTGGAACATCAGTGATAACATACCAAGAATCTGCATCAGTTAAGAAATTGTTCACTCTGTAACCTTGAGGAACCATTCCCATAGAAACGATTGCATTGATATCATTATCAGCTGTACTAGTTCTACCTTGTGACTTCATAAGTCTCTCAGCATTAAATTGGCCGGCAGGTGGAACGATCATTTTCATTCCTCTTGCAGCAATTTTTAAACCTCTTTCGTCCGTCATTGCAGCGATGTCTATTAAAGACTGCTCCAATGATGTTTCGTTAAGGTCCGCTTGAGTTGTCAAAGTATTACTAACTGTTCCAGCGATTGTTGGGTGATTAGTCGCAAATAATGCAGACCCATCTCCTGAGAGATAAGTTGCCGTTTGCGGTAACCCATTAATCAATGGATCAACTGCTTTGATTTGTTTAGTATTCGCCATGGATCTAGCTAATGCTTTTGTATATCTAGACGCGAGTCTATCGTACAAATTATCCTCGATCGCTTCTTCAGTGATCGCGAATGCTAATGCAATTGTTTCCATAGTGTAACGTGCTGTGTAAGTCTCTTGAGCATTGTCAAAAGTTACTGCACCACCTTCCGGTTTAACCGCTGCATTTGCAAAACCAGATAACATAACTTCTTCTTCGAACGCTCTGTCCGAAGTTTCTGTTACGTATACCTCAGCATGCTGATTTTCATAACGTTTATATTCCAGGCCGAATAAAGCATTCAAACCTGGCTCTAGTTCTTTAACTAGTTGTCCTCGTGATATAGCCATGTTATTCTCCTATACTCCATTCACCGCTGATTTTAACCAGTGTTCATTAACAGTAACGACCCAATTTACATTGGCTGAGCCAATTTCGTTGTCCGCTATGTTTTTTGAAACGCCTAGTACTTTAAGTTGACCGCTTGCCGTAGAAGCAGTTGCGTCATCCAAACTAACTTTTGAAACATAGTTAGCTGAATCTCCTGCTACGTAAGAGATATCGAAGTTCATAAAAACATCCGTCTGTGCTGACGCACCTGCGTTGTTCGATTTGATCTCGAATCTCTCATAAGGGTCATCTGCTACGAAACCAACAATATCAGTTGCCGCATTTGATGCAGCGAGATTGTTAGCCCACGTAGGCTTGCTTGTTGTTGAATCAGTGTAGAAAATACCGTTCAATCCACCTAAGATAGTTTCGCCTGCTATCGCTCTTACTATTACTCCATTGGAACTAGCTTTCACTGGATCCTGGAAGAAAATAGCACTAGTCGTACTAGCCGCTACTGTATACTCAGATAAACCTTGGTTATCATCATTCTGTCCAACTTTACCGATTGCTCTTAAGCCGAATCGGTTACTTGTATTTGCCATGATGGCCTCCTTAATTGACCTGCCCTTTCGAGCCTCCAGTCATTGTTTATCTTACCTTTGTGGTTGGGAATCGTTAAAAAATTAACTTTTCTTTGAGCCACCAAAAGTTACGCGAGATTGTCTATCAATATTGATAGGCATACTCTGATGCTCTTCCTTCATAAGATCGTTGTCTAGCGCTTCTACTTTATCATTATGTTGTTTTGCATAATAATCAGCTCTGGCTTGCACGATCTCGTCCGGTACTCTAGCGAGCACTAGGCCGCCAACTCCGATCACTCCCTTATATTTGCCGTCCTCAACTACTGGATAACCGCCGTCTGGATATTCATCAGATCTAACTAATTCATATCCTGATCTAATCCGACCTTGGACATTTTTAACGTCCTGAAAGCCCATAGACTCAGCTCTTATCCACCTGTGCTGAAAACCTGTTGGCGCAGGGGGTGCATCTAAAGATGATGGTGGAGACCAAACTTTTTTTTGAGATTCCTTTTCTCTAGTTTGACTCGCACGGGGGGTTTTTTTATCTGTACTCATATGCTTATGCCTCCTTCGTGATGTTTAATTGTTTCGCATACTCTTCAAGTGGCACACCTAATTTTTTAGCGATTGTAACTTGTGAGGGTGTGAGTCTCACGGTTTTGCGACCGGGTTTTACGCTTCGCTTCGCTGAAGCTACTGTTTGCGTCGGCTTGGTCGTTCCTTCCGCTAATGTTGTTCTATCAAATTTATGGGGGAAATCAAGCTTTATTCTCTTGTCTATTTCCGCATAATATTCGTCACTTGATGGATCAAAGCCTTCTTTTTCAGTTAGTGTTTTATGAAGATCAAAGGCAGTATAGGTCATGGCATTATTTTGGCCAAACCATTCATTTTTTTCTGCCCAGGCTTCTGCTTTAGGATCGGGTGTCCCTTTAGCTGCTAACGATCTAGCAAGACTTGGTTCCTTTATCTTGGCTTGTTGATGTTTATTATACTCTTCTTGTGCAGCTTTAGTGTCTCTAAGTTGTACATTTCTAACACCTAATTCAGATATATCCTGCAAAGCGGTTGCTTCTGCACCTAGATCATTTGCTTCTCTAGCGGCAGCAAGTTTTGCTTTCGCAGCTTCTAAACCGGTTTTAATACCTTCTTCAGAAACAGACAAATAGCTTGGTTCAAGCTTAGCAATTTTAGCATCAGTTTTTTCTTTTGCTTGAATCACTCTCTGCGCATAACCGATGGCTTCATCTTTTTGCCGTTCTGCTTCACGCATTTTTTTAGTTAGCTTAGCTATTCTTTTCTGAACACTGTCAGAGTATTGCTCTAATTCTTTTTCTTTTTCATCTTTAAATTCTTTTTCTACTTTTACTTCTTTCACTTCTTCAACCACTGGTTCTACAGCGGGTTTTTCTTCAACTACTTCTCTAACCGTAGGTTCTTCTTTTTGAACAACCTCTTTTTCTTCGATAGCAGCTTCGTCTTTTTTTTCAGGGATATCAACATCCATTGCTGGACCGGATGTATCAATATCTACTGTTTTCTTTTCTTCTGCTTCTGGCATAGTTATCTCCTATGTTAATATTGATGAAATATATCTGAGGGATTATCGATGGTTGCTAAAATTTCATCGTCGTTTAGCAATCTTACTTCCCCTCCATCTATCAGGATTCTTGATCCTGCATATCTTGCAAAGATTACCCAGTCTCCCTTTTTACACCAAGGGCCTTCTGGGAATTTTTCTTTGTCGTAGCAATGTGGTCCTGTTTTTAAAACAAGTCCACAAGTTGAAGCGACTTGTGATCGCTCAATAGTTTCATCGGCTAAATGTATGCCGCCTTTAGTTTTTTGTCCCATCTTAAATGGTAAAATCAACATTCTCCACCCAGTAGGGGTTGGAAGTTTAGTGGTTTCTTTATTTTGTAAAGATTCGAAAGAATCTTTTTGTTTTTTAGTTTCTGTTTCTTGAAAATCTTTGTATTTATCTAATAATGCTGTTTTATTAGTCTTCTTCTGAGGTGTTGAACTTAATAACGGTTCCTTCATTTTTTTGCTCCTTCTTGTTTAGCAGGCTAGAGATATCCTGTGATATTTTATAGTAGGCATGGGCCTGTCCCATCATATATTTGTATTTCTCCATATTGTCAACCCCTCCTGCGATCATTGCATCGCCGATTTGTTGATAGAGTTCTTTCAGATTTCTTTGTACTTTTTGCAGTATTGCTAATTCATCCATTTTATTCTTTCTTGAATTTTTATACCATTCCTTTGTAATATTTAGCGTAGGATTTATTTCCTACTTTTACTCCGCCTAAATCTCCACGAATATAACTACCGTTATAATTTTTCTGAGCTTGTCTTATCATAGAGTTAGTTCCGCCATGTTTAAAGTGTTTTCTACCTTCTAGGGCTGCTTGTCTTGCAGTTTTAACAGGGGGCTTCTTCTTCTTCCCCTGCATCAGTTGCTGGAGTTTTTGAACGTCTTTCTGAGCCATTAGACTTTTGTTCTAGCGCCAATCAAAGTAATATTAGCATTAGAAGCTGTATTATCGATTGCTCTTCTACCTTTATTAATTGTGATGGCATTTGCACCTAATGTACCAGTTTGTGGTAAACCCGGATTCGCTGCTGGTGGTTGAGTTATTCCTCTACCGTTCCCTGCACTTGTAGGTCCGTTTTTAATTAAAATTGAAGTGTTTATTCCTCTTTTATTTGTCATTATTTGATCTCCGCTCCGAAACCTCTAAGAGCCGCTCCTACAGAACCGCCATGTGAATGTAATTCACGTACAATTCTTTTTTTCTCAGATTTTAAATTTCTTTTGCCTTTTCTTGAATAAGCTTTTTCAGAATCAACACGACCAAGTTCTTCTAGTCTGTTTTCTCTGCTAGTGTTTTTTCTTTTTTTAGCCACGTGTCCTCCTTATGCTTTTGACGCGCCTCTAGACTCGTCTCGTCTAGATTTGTAGCTTTGTGTTTTTGTAGACTCTGCGCCACGTCTTTCACCTAAAGATTCGTCTAGTTTGTCATTAGCTGTTTGCTTCTTGACAGACTTTCCGCTCTTGTAAGGGAATCTGGGTGCAAAGGGTCTTGTTCCAAAATCGTTTCTCATAGTTTTCTCCTTGATTGTTTATATTGTTTTTATTAATTGATGTCTAGCTTATTTTTTACCACCCCTAAATATTTGAGTGCCTTTTATACCAAATATGCTCGCGCATACTAAAATCCATAAATTTGTAAACCATGAGGGAAGCGCCTGAAAATGCTCAAAGAACACTTTTATCTTCTCCATAGCCGCCGGATCGTCTGACCATACTCCCCAGGCCAAAATTATTATGGGCAGTGTGAGAATCGCCAAAACTACCTCGTCCTTATAATCGTTTTGCCGAGCCTCTAAAAGTTTGCCTTGGTATTGTTCTTCGCCGCTGGCCATCTTTCGCGCATGCATATGTTGTGCATCCGCCATAGCCATCTTTGTCTCTTGACGCTTTTTGTAAATGTGAGTTCCAGCGTTAAGAGCTAATTTAATAGCACCAAACCACATACTAATACCAAGTTGCGGTCTTGCTTTTCGATTTCAGCATTCTTTTAGTTCCTTTGACCTCAACTTTGTCGCCAGTTGGTATTACATTCCACTGCATACCATCAGCAAGAGTTTTTGATCTAGAATCTCTCTCCAAATTTTGACTTGGAGTTTCAATATCGATGCCACCTTTTTGGTAACCATCTTTATTAATACCTAATGCTTTGTTTGTATCTACTTTAGCCATTTTTTCTCCTTATTTTTTACGTAACTTACCCAATGTTACAGCAAATCTAGCTCTTTGTCCAAGTTTTCCTGGTTTCTTAGCTGCTGCTCGTAACTTAGATGCTGGAATTGTATCCCCTTTTTTAATTCCAAGGGACTTTCTCAATGCTCCAGGCTTTTTTATCGCTTTTTTAATGTTTAGCGTCATTTGTTTTCTCCTTTGTATTTTTCAATCTCAACACTAGGTATCATTTTATCCACACTTGGGAGAGTCTTACCTAAAATTGTTTTTTCAATCGAAGTATCTGCTCTTAAATGAGCTAGATCTTCATTTTGTTCTAACTTCTCTTCTTGAGTGCGTTGATTCATCATTGCCTTCATCCGATCAAGATTAATTCTCTCATCATCTTGTTGTTTTTTTCTAAAATTATCGGCTGCTCTGAGATCTAACTCTCTTGATCTTAATTTAGCAATTGGATCATGATCAAATTGAGAAGTAATTTTCTTTTCTTCAGTCATGAACTCTTCCATCATCTCTGCAATCAAGATTGCTTTTCTTGCTTCAATTTTTTGTTGCAACATCATTAATTGCGTCTGTATTTGCGGATTCTGTTGAGCCATTTGTTGCATTTGCTGTAATTGCGGAATCTCTGCTCTAAATTCTAATTCAATTTGTTCTTGAGCCATTAAGGAAATGTGTTCCATTATATTTTTTTCCATTGAAGCCATAACCATTGGATTATTTCTAGCAATATTAGTTGCCATAAAATTTAAATGGGTTGTTATGTGTGCTCTATGGTCTTGACCAGGGAAAGCTTGAAATGGTTTTCCACTAAGAGCTAAAATATTTTCTAACGCCGGATCCATAGGTGTTGGTTGAGGTGGTTTTACTAATAATTGATCAATATCTTTTACACCTAACGCTTCATACATGTTTCGATAAGCTTGATACATGTTGTGCATCTGTGGATTTGCTACTGCCAATTGCAACTCTGTTTGCGCAAGGGAAATACGCTGAGTTTGAGAGAAAATGTTAGGGTCAGCAACTGGCAGTATATCTACCCGATCATCAAAGTCTGTTTGTTTAATCATTCTTTGACCCCCAACTACGTCGTACGGATATTCCGGTGGTAAATATAATTTAAATACTCTAGCTAATAATTTGAATTCCTGTTTAAGAGCTGAGTAAATTCTTTTATGTATTGCTGACATCGTTCTACTGCCTCTTTCAAGTAAAGCAACAGTTGTACCGACGGCTGCTTGTTGATTGCCATCGCCAACTTGTAGATCAGCAATTGATGCAAATCTTTGTCCGGCTTGGACAACAATACCCATTAATTGTAATAAAGTTTGAGAAGGCTCTTTAAATGGTAACATCATAAATGAATCTTTTAAGTTACCACCAGGAGCATCGACATCTCTAAACTCGCCTGGTTGAATTGATTGCGCGTCATCTCTAATTCTAATGCCACGCATTTTAAATCCGGCGGGTAAGTTGGAGAGCGTACCCGCATCCAATAATTGACGTAGAGCTGCAGTTGCAGTTCTTGATAGACCACCAATCATATGGATGAGACCGAAGCCATAGAAACCTAGTCCAGGTAAAAATTTAAAATGAACAAAGTATTCTATTTTATTTTTCTTCGGATCCCCAATTTCATAATTTCGTTTAATAGCTAAAACTTGTCTTGACGCTTCTTCAATGGTTACAATGTAAGGAATTTTAATTCCAGATGGTTCACCTGTTTCTTGATCAGTGTCTTCAAAACCTTCTAGGTCTAAATTAATATGACATTCTAAAAGAGTATAAACATCGTCATCTTTAGTTTTTCTTTGACCTTCTAATTCTCTCTCTTTTTTCTTAACGTCATCTTCTATTGAAGAAGGAGTCCCTAGTTCTATATCTTTATAGAAACCTGCGACTTGTTGTTTTCTTAATTCGTTTTTAGAAACTTTAACTCGATGTATGATTGCTTCCGCTTCGTCTAATGAGGTAGCCGTATACGGAACAATCAAATCATCTGCAGGAACAAACTTTGAAGTTGCTCTTTCTGCTAGTTCATCATAATAAACTTTTTTAAATGCTGAACCTGCTAGAGGTAAGTAAAACAACATTTGATCAAAATCGGGCTCATAGTCTTTCATTTTTTCCATGAGCTCGTAGTTCATGTAATCTTTTACTCTCTCTGCTTGTTTTGTTTTTTCTGGGTTTGGTGCACCGATGGATTGTGTTCTGACAGGCCCATCAGCTGGTAATAATTCTTTATATGCCAACGCTTGAAACTGCGTAACAGCTTCTGCAAGAACTGGGTGAGTAGCACCCGATGCTCCTTGGAAAGGTTCAGTTCGCATATCATATTTAAATCCTAATAAATCTAAACCGGTAGTATAAGTTCTTTCCCACTCTTTTCTACCCATATTATAATCCATGTATTTTCCGGATAGGTCTGAGCCTATTTCGGATAGAACTTGGTCTGGTAAAAATTCTGCTAAATTTGCGTAGTGTTCATCGCTGCCTTCCATTGATGCAGCTGCTGGATCAAAGTCAATGTCAACTGATCCGTCTTCTTGTTCTGTTACTTCAACGCCGTCAGGAGTTTCTGCAATCTCTTCTTGTTGAGCTTCAACAACTTCTTCTTCTGCCGGAACGTGAATATTCTTACGTGGCTCGTTTGGTAGAGCTTTGTCTATTTTGTCTGCCATTTATTTTCTCCAATTTGACTGTTTTAACAGTATTATAATTAATATTCAAGCCCTGAGGCATGGGCCCTGCTTCAGGCGGCAGGAGCCAGGTCTTAGGATATTTTGAGGTTTTTGATTTGGTCGGCATATTTGCCATATACTGGTCCTCCCTGTGCTTTTTCTAAGACTCCTTTTTTAGAATGTGTGCCTTCACTAATTGTTTCTTTAATATCTTCTATTTCCCCTTTTCCGTAACCAACTTCTTTGTAGATTTTTCCTATCATTTTTAAGTACTGATCATTTAAATTTGCTCGATATATTTCTTTTTGGTTGTCATTTAAATCATCAAATTTTTTAGCCTTAGAATTAATAAGATCTACATTCCCCATAATCCATCTTTTATCCACTTTTGAAAGATCAGCTACAATATTATTACCCGTGAATGCTTCCCCTTTTTTAGGAAGATTTATTTTAATTCGGGCAATTCTTTTATCTTGGTTTTTTCCTATGGTGTATTCTTTATGATCCCTAATTTGTTTTTGAGTTTTTTTAAGTCTGGCATCTATTTTCTCTTGGATTTTAATTAATTCCTTATTAATATTTTTTTGCCCCCTTAATGCATCTAGTTCTTTATAGATAGATTCCATGTCCCCTGCATGGCCTTTGTTTTGAATAATGTCTTTATTTACAAAGCCATCTTGAAAAATCATATCTTGGATTGTATTTAGATTTTTGAATAGGTCTTGGTATCTCTCTTCAGTTCTTAGAGATTCAAGGTGACCGGCATGTTCTATTTGCTCCAGATCTTTATCATAAGTTCCTTCTGCTTTAGTTAGGTCTGCGATTCGTGTTTTAATCGTGGTAAGTTCTTTACTTAAAGGAGCATCCTTTGTTTGCTCAAATTTATATCTTTTACTTGTAGAAGGCTCTCCCCCCACTATCTGTTTGTCGCTGCTCCATTCTTTTACTTTGTTTACCACATCATCAATATGATATTTTTTTGCTAGGGAACGACCTTCATCTGTTTTTCTCACGTTTTCCATTAGTAAATCTAAAAGTTGATTTTTGGGTCCTTTCTTAGAAATATCCATCCCTATAATATTAGCTACATCTTTAATGTTGTAATATTTTTCTTCTTTTTTAATTCTTCCTGTTTCAAGAGCTTCGTTATAAATTGTATCGATAATCGAAGAATCTTTATTGATATCATTTGTATAGTCTTTGAATATTTTTGTAATTTCTAAAGGCTCAATTGTTTCAGTTATTTGTCCTCCCGTTCCTTTGATTTCTTGATCCCGCTGATAAAATTTTGCTCTTATATATTCTCTATCAAGCCCGGATGATCTTATGGCTTTTGCTACACTTCCCTCATGAAAATCAACCAACTCCCTAAATGCATTTAAATATTCATCACTAGCCTGTTCTTTATGTTTTGGAGCATTCTTTTGAATCCGATCTTTAATAACTTCTTCTACTGTTCTTTTAACTAATTCAGATTCATCCGGATCTTGAGGTGGTTCTACTAAAGGGGGAGGACCTCCTCCCTCGTGTTGAATAATTTCTCTTGTACCGTCATCGTCAGGTTTATTTAATTGATTAATTCCTAAAGCTAGAGTTGCTGCTCCTTCATGTTTTAAAATGTCTGCCATCCCAGTTTTACCTCTAGGAGCTTTTAAAATTTGGTTAGGACCTGTTGTTCCTCTAAATAAAGGATTACTTGCTATAGCCATTCCAGCTCTATTAAAACCAGTTCTACCCCCGGCAGCTTTTAATTCTACTCCTAGTTCTTCTGCTTTCTTTAAAATTAAATCTTTAACAAACCATTCAGGCATCTCAGCACCAGTTAAGTAGTGTTTCATTCTACCTACATAGTCATAAAATACTTTTTGATTTCGTTCTGTTGGTGATAATGGATTTGGTTGGGGAAGAATTGTTGCGTCTCCACCCTTTGAAAACTTTTGGCGTTGCGTAAGATGCGCCATCATTTGATTGTAATGATGCAGCTTCACTTAAACTCCTAATAGGCCTGATAATCCTCCAGCTGCACCCATTTTAGGCTCTTGCTGCATTTGAATAAATTCATCAATTTCCATTACAGGGAAACCAGGTTTTTGTTCGTTCATGTCGAATTTATATCTCTCATACTCTTCGACCATGATAGGATCATAGTTTCCTGGCTCATAAGCAACTCTTTGAGGTTCACCTGAACCACCTGCACCGCCCGCCATTTCTTTAAAATAAAATTCTTTAATCTCTTCGAGAGATCGTGGTTTACGACCTTTTCTTCTAACAAATTCTTCTACAACTACTTCAATATTTATATCAGGATTGATTCCTGAAGCCTGTCTCTTGTCTAAAGACCCAATGCCTCCAGGGGCTTTTATTTCATGTGGTAACATTAATTCCTCCTCACTTTGTATATCAAACATTTTGTCGTCTTCCACCGGATAATCATCTGGATCCGTCCAATCATAATCTTGTTTCCAGTTATACGGTTTCATTAATAATAAGTCCTTTGCGTCTTGACTACTTTTTCTTCTTTGTAGTCTTCTGGGTGGCTGATTAACCCGCCCTGTCTAAATCGCATTACGGCTTGTGTCATACTATCGACCAAGTCATCATGATCCCCGTACGGAAACGCTGCACATTCTTCTATTACGTCCTGAGCAAACTCCATTTCTTTGGGCGCCCATATTCGGCCACTCTCAAACAGAGGTGATACCGAGTTCACTCTAGTATGTTTATCGTTTCCTTTACTAGGTGTGAAATTTATAACAGGTATTCCCATTTTACGCAACTCATATGTTAGTGGGAGTCCTGAAGCCTTAGCCTCGACTATAACGGTCTCAGGATTCCAGTAACCGTATTGCTCCAGAGCAATTCTTCTGAGCTCAGGAAACTCGAACCTTCCTTTTAATGCATCTACTAAAATTAATTCAGGGGCGCTATCTTCGTTTGGAGTAAAAACTCCCCAAGTGGTAATTGCACTAAAATCCGCTGTTTCTTTTTTCATAAAAGCTGTATCATAAGATTGTATGACGTGTTGTAGGGGCGGCAACTCTTCATCTTCCCAATCTTTCCACCATTCCCTTTTAATTAAGGCTCCTTCTTCAGAAGTTGGGTTCTGCATGTATTGTGCATTCCATTTACTTCCAGGAATAGAGGCTTTAACCCCATTTAAATCTTTTAGACTCCAATATTCAGGCCAAACAGGTTTACCTGAGGGTAGAATTGCAGGGAACTCTATTATTTCCCATTTATCCGCTCTAGGTTCTTTTTGAGATCCAATTAAACGACCAGTTAAGTCTTTTTA